TTTATCTCACTTTCGTATCTATTAATCTGCCCTTCTAATTCCTCGGGAGTTAATGTCCAGTTAGTAGGCACATCTCCCTTTTGGACTTGCAAATTTCTATAATATAAAGTGTCTATATCAACTTTCAGGCTATCAATTAGGTTATCACCTAGCTTAATGTCCCTAGATTGCTTTTTACTGTATCTTGTTCTTACCCTTATATGTTTAGTATCTGTATCAGGAAAAGTCTTTGTATAGCTTATCCTAGACCACTCATTAGCTTTTAAATTATATTCCTTATCTTCAATAGTTGCTGTACTATCTAGCTCTGTCATTACATCTAAGGATATAGTAACTTCTTTCCCCACTAGATTTTCTGCATATCTACTTAATGGGAAATTAATAGACAAATCTACATTCTCATTGCTTGTAACCTTATAGTAAGGGTGAAAAGCATTTCTGTTTATTACGATTTCTCCCTCTCCGCTATTGAGATAAAAAGGTATATTAGTTTGTGATTGATATAATCTATTGTCAGCATTTACTACTAGGTTTTCTAATCTTTTTACTGTAGATACAACGCTATCTTCTAATAATTCAAGGCTTGCTTTTATAACCGAATTACTACCTTCTAAATTCTCTATCCTTTGTTCTTCTCTATCTCCTAATTTTCGTGGTCTATTTTCTATATCAATAGTGTCTTTTAGAGGGTTATCAGGATAGTGTACCAACTTTATTATTCTTTGCTTTTCCCTTGTTCCACTTTCCTTTTCTACTAGAGTTATCGTATCTCCTAAATTGTAGTCTAGTATGGAGTATTCATCACTTACACTAGCTAAGTTGGCAATATCACAAGTAAAGGCCCTCCTAGGTTTAGATAGCACCTCTAGTTTCTTTTCTGCATCTGCTTTAAGCTCATTCATGTTTGTGTATCTTTCATCTTCCCATATTACAGTTACTATCTTGTCGCTGTAAGTGTGGTTTTCTACATAAGGGACTCCATTATTTATCTGTTCTATGCCTTCGCCATTTAGACCTCTAGGTATTATTCTAGTAGCAAAGTCATAGGTATCACTGGATATATTTAATCGTCTAAGATTTAATTCATCAGTAAAATATACTCCCTTATCCTCGCCTAGTTTTTCTTCTACATATATTTTTTTATCTACATTATCAAATATAACTTCTGCATTAAATGTATCTACTATTTGTTTGATTAAAGCTATCATTGATACATTAGTAGCAGTTACTGTTCTTTTAGTGGTTATAGAGGATACAACAGTCCAATCCTTGCCTTGCAATAAGTCCTCTAGCATTTCCTTCGGTGTTTCTGTTACATAAGCCTTAGACTCAATCCAATCGTTAAATTCTTCTAGGTCATATCTTCCCACTATCTCGTATCCATCATTGGTAAGGTTCTTTTCTTTGATGATAAACCTACCATGGTCCTTAGTTTCTATATATCCTTCTTCTTCAAATAAATCTGATAATGATTTTGGAATATTAAAAAAGAAAAGGTCCAATTTGTTGATTTCCTTCTCTATCTTCATATCTTTATATGTGTCTATTTGCTTTATAAAGTTATTAAATCTATCGTATATTTTAATCATCTATAACCACCTCGGGCTATATACTGCTGTTATGTTTATATCAGGATTAATGGTTATTTCATTTTCCCCAGGGGATAACTTAGGGAATCCCCAGCTTTGGTAATCCTTAAACTTATTCTGTCCTTCCTCTGTTACTAAACCTTTTTCTCCATCTATAATGACTTCTTTACCTGCTACAAGGTTAGATAAGATTATGTCTTCGCCAAAGCCTTTTATCTCTAATTCTGATATATTTGTATCAGGCATTATTAATAACTTTACTGGTGTATCTGCTGTAGAGTTTAATATGATAGTATCCTCATTTGATATTGTCATTACTTCCTCATTACTATACCCTAAGCCGCATTTCCATTCTATCTTTACTATATAACTATTTGTAAAGACTAATTCTTTGTCATGTCCTGATATAAAGCCTTTGTACTTAATATTACTGTCATCAAATTCTAACACAGCTTGACTTCCTAGCTTGATTAGTTCGCTTATAACTTCCTCTACCCTAGTTTCATCTTCGACTAAAAACTCACAAACTACAGTAGTATATTTGTAGTATTGGTTTTCAGTTATGGGAGATATCCATTCATCTGCCCATTCCTCATTTGTTACAATTTCAGAATTAACAATGTGCTTTTTAAGGAGCAAAATATTCATTTCGTCTTTTATGTCTATATCATTTATCTTCATATTAACTAACATTATATTTCACCCCTTATAAGCCTTAATTCTGCTTGCTCCATAAAGTAGTCTATATCATCTTCATTTCTAAACTCAAAGTTACCATTTAAATTTATATTAGTTACATTCTGCGCTTTGTCCATAAGATTATTTAACCTATCAGCTATAGCATCAGCCATTGGCATCATATGCTTACCTTCTAAAGGCACTATACCTTCTGCCCCTGCTTCTCCACCACCAAATAAAGTATTACCCATGCCACCAAACAAGGTTGGACTTTGCATTACCCCACCTTTAGCAAACCATTTTAAGCTAAACTTTGGTACAGATGGAGGCACTAAGCTAAACTTTCCACTTATGGATATTTTAGGCAACTTTAACTTTGGTAAACTCCATGAAAAGTTAAAGAAACCTTTTATTTTGTCTATAGCATTTTTAACACTTTCCCTTGCAGAATTAATTTTGTCTGATATCCCATTCTTAATATTATCGAATATATTTTTAAGTCCATTCCACAACGCACTAGCCTTTTCCTTGATTGTATCCCAATTCTTCCATAAGGCTACCCCTACAGCTATAACTGCTGCTATACCTAACATAATAGCCCCTGCTGGACTAAATATAAAGCCTACAGTTGCTTTAAGTCCACCAAACAATAAGCTTCCTGCCCCTTTAATTTTATCCCAGTTGTTTATTAACTTTTCCCCTGTACTTGTGACTTTACTTATACCAGTCATCATAGGTCCTAACGCAATAACAAATAAGGCAGCCTTTCCTATCATTTCTTTTGTACTGTCATCTAAGCTGTTAAACCAATCCACCAATTCTGATATTTTGTTAGCTACTTGTTCAACAATTGGTGCTACCATTGCCCCAAATTCAATTAAAGCGTTTTTCATTTGAGTAGTAGCTTTTTGCACTTTAATCCAACCTGTTTCCATAGTTTCGGCATTTTCAGCTGTTTTCCCAGTTGCATTATCCATATCTTCAAGCCTTGAATTAAAGCCTTCTACTCCATCGCTTAATAGAGTTACTGCTGCACTTCCTGCATTCATGGACCCAAACATATCTTTAAGTGATAAATCATTTTCTATAGCATAGTCGTTTAATAAATTCAGCACTTCTCCAACATTCATACCTTCATCTATGAGTTGTGCAAAGCCTTGCCCAGTTAATTCTCTTAGGGTTTCATCTACAACACTACCTGACTTTCCCATCTCAGCCAACATAGCATTTAAGTTGGTAGTAGCTAATTGGGCATTTTGTCCCTTAGCTGTTAAGATAGCATAAGATGCCCCTAACTGGTCTATATTTATACCTAAAGAGGATGCTGTAGGGATAACTCTACCTATACTACTTCCTAACTCATCTACTGATATTTTACCCTTGTCTTGGGTCTGTACAAATATGTCGTGTATCTTGCTAACATCAAAGGCATCATCACCATAGGCATTTAATACAGTAGTAGTAGCATCTATAGCTGTTTCCATGCTTGTAAATCCAGCCCTAGTTAAATCTACTCCACTTCTAACAAATTCTAAAACCTTTCCACTCTCTACCCCAGCCGACAAAGCACCATAAATAGCTTCTGCTATTTCTGTTTGTGCTATCCCAGTAGCATCTGATATAGCTTTTACTTCTTTTCTTATTTTAGATTCAGGTAATATCTCTTTATCTGCTAAGGTTGTTATTTTCTTTATTCCAGTTTCTACATCTAAGGCCATTTTAGTCCCTGCTGTACCGACTGCAATTAATGGAAGGGATAGCTTTTTAGTTAACTCCCCGCCTATTTGCCCAGCCTTCTGCCCAAACTCGCTAACTTTTTTTCCCATGTCCCCTAGTGTATCTCCAAACTTCTTGCCTTTCTTCTCTGCTTCATCTATTTTGGTGATAAATTTATCATCTTTTAATTCTATAGTTCCAAAGATTTTAAAAAGTTCCATATTTCACCTACTTTCCTGCTTGATGCCTTTCTTTTATTTTTTCTATTCTATCTATTAGCTTTTTGTTTTCTTTATTATTTTTCTTTACCTGTGTCCTTTTGCTAGTAGTGGTTTTGTTATAGTATCTTTTCTTAAATTCATGATAATTTAAAGGTTCTTTCATGATTAGCAACTGATATCCCCATGTATTAAAAAACCTTTCCTCTCTCTTTGCTTCTAGGTCATCATGTTTCTTTTTTAGCATCTGTTCTACTAATAAAGTAAAGTCTTCTACATCTAAATCCATTACATAATTCATATCGTTATAGTTGCTTAGTAGGTCATGAAGTAACTCATGGTAATCTAAGCAACTAAGTTGAAAAAATCGACTATACTTTCATCCTCTGCTAGTCCTTTTAATAGCTTTATAAAGTCCCCTAGTTTAAGTTCTGCCACTTCCTCGACACTTATATCGGCTAGCCTAGATAAAAGCTCATATACCTCATTCTGTGCCTTGTGGTAGTTCTCTACAAGTATAATTAACAGTTCAGCCATCAATCTACTTTCTTCTGTTCGCTTCAATTCATCTATTTTATTTTGGTATTCTTCATCTGTCATATCGCCTTGTTCTACATTTATTACCCTGAATAAACCGACTATATCTTTTCTAACTTCCATCTTTTTAACTATTTTAGAAAACAAGGCCAAATCTCTAGTAGCTAATGGTCTTAATTTAATATCTTCCATATAATAACCCCCTATATAAATGAAAGGACAAGGTTTCCCCTGTCCTATTCTCCTCCGTTGTCTCCGTTGTCTCCGTTGTCTCCGTTGTCTCCGTTGTCTCCGTTGTCTCCGTTGTCTCCGCCGACTTCAATTCCATCACATGCAAATTCTGTCAAATCTTCAATCTCCCAAAATTTGGCTTCATTTACACAACCATCATCTAAATCAAAGTGTGCTGAAAATGTAACAGCAACTGCTGCCTCATCATCTTCTGTTAAGGTAACCTCTGTAGGTTCGTCTGATAAGGCATTGTATATAGTAATCTTCTTAAACCCTCCACCTAATTCCTCGCCTATAATTGTTACATTATCTATATAATCTTCATCTTCTATCTTCCAACCATGCTTTAAAGTAGTAGCACTTACCCTGCTCCCAGGTAGCATTGATTTTAAATTATCTAAGCTTAAATCCATTAGATTAACTGTAAGGCTTGCTTCCTCTCTTATTTTTCTTCTTAAACCTTTAGTCTTTCCTTTAAGCCCATTAGCTTCTATCTCTCTTATTTCAGCTTCAACATTAAAGGTATTGTCGCCTTTGCATGGTGCTAATAGTTTTTCTTCTCCCTCTACTCCATAGTTAAGATACACAACTCCTGCATCTATGACTATGTGTTCAAGGTTTTCACTCTTTACGCTACCTTTCATACTTAACATCCTCCTTTATAAAATACTCTTAGTTGGTAGATTAACTGTCTCCTTTTAACCTCAGGGTCCTCATCATCTACCTTATACCTTCCTTGCCTTTTTACTTTAACCTGGATATATTCATCGCTATAACTAAGGTTTTCTAAACCCTCATCTATATCATTAGTAAGATTTTCTACTGTAGTAGTGCTGTTCCTTCTATCCCAAACATCAACAGTCAATGTAGCTAGTAATGGGTTTGTATTTCTTAGTGGTATATCTATACCATATTCAATAAATGGGACTTCTACATTGTCCATAGGTCTATTATCATAAACCTTATATCCATGTTCTTTTAAATTGTTATAAGCAAATGTTAGGAGTTTGTCCATTCCATCACTCCTTAAAATGTTTCTCTGCTATATCTTTAATATTGTGTATATTTTTAGTAACAGCAGGTTCTAAAAAAGGCTGGGCCTTCTGATACCTAGTCCCTTTCTCAACAAAAACTGCATATTCAGTATTAGTTCCTATTACTGCCTTATCTGCTGTAGTTTTGTGATTTATACTTGACCTTAATAGTCCTGTGTCAACTGGTGCATTGGTCTTTGCTTCACCTTCTACATATTGACCTATAGCTTCTAGTGCCGATTTTCTTTTCCTGCTTATATCGGCTATTATATCTTTTTTATTAGATTGATACTTCATAAAACCAACTCACAATCTACCTGGATAAAATCAAGGCTACTTGTATTAATCTTTTTATTGTCAACTAGCTTAACCTTATACTCCTTGCCATCTTTAAATATTTTGTCCTTATACCTAATATCGTGATACTTAGTATAGAACCTATGACTAACTATTAAGTCTGCTATATCTGTCCTCTCATTAGCTTGCAAGGCCCTCATATAACCTGATATAGTGTCTATGGTCTCCCAGTCCCCTTCTCCATCACTCCATCCACCACTATTCTCTACATATCTTTTAATCTCATAGCCATCTGTAAAGTATTTATCCATTAGTAAAACCTCACTTTACCTCTATTGCAATAAGGCTTTAATTTAGCCATTATCCATGATGGGAAAGGCTCATTCCTATTAGATATGCTTTCGCTATGATTAAAGGTAACGGAATAATCTCCTAGGCTTTCTGATTTCTTATTATATATACCTGATTCTTTATATTCAATCATTTCATCTATTACTAATTCCACCATGGGAGGTATAACTATATTCCCTTCCTTGTCCTTAAAATCATTTTGGCAATAGTCTTTTATCCATTCTAGGTATATAACCTTTAATTCCTCATT